AAAACCACGCGAGAACGGAATGCGCAAACCAAACCTCGCCCTTACTCCCATAGGTGAAAGCCCTATGGCTGAATTTAAAAACCTCCATTAAGAATTTGCCTTTAAGCGGCAGTCGTTTGGTGGTTGCGACTTGAAATAAAACCACTGCCACGGGTAGATAAGATAACAAAATGCGCCACTACCCTAAGACAGTGTACGGTGAATAATATTCATTGGTTATTGTGATTAAATTGGCAGATGTGTGGGCGGCAGACCTAACTGTCTCCATGGGATAGTAACCCTTAACGGCAAAGGGAACGGCTCTATAGCCGTATGGAAGGTTCGAGTCCTTCTTAAGCCACTGTGGTTTGGCGTGTCGGTTCGAATCCGACCTATCCCACAAAGGAAGTGAGAATTAAATCATGCGGAGAAAAAGGGTTAGCCTTTCCCGAAAAGTCAGTGCCCGCACTGACGTAAGGGTACAAGTTTTGATGCCGAAGTACAAGGTGCATGTGCTTGCATTAACGGGAACACTTTTGCTTCTTTTATCTCAGATAATTTCGCCCGAAAGAAGTCGTGGGAACTACGATAGTGCCATACTACGCGGTATTAGTGTTTAATGGTTAGCACATCTGCCTTCCAAGCAGAAAGTACGAGTTCAAATCTCGTATATCGCTCCATAAATCCTATTGGGTGGTAGCAGGTGCTCTATACCATAGGTCAAATATAATATTTGTTTACCCGGTTTGTATCTCGAAAGACACAAGAATAAATAAAACCACTTTTGGAGATTGAATCGACATGAGCACCATACATATTGGGATGTAGCCAAGTGGTAAGGCACCAGACTTTGACTCTGGCATTTCGTAGGTTCGAATCCTGCCATCCCAGCCATTTTTATATAAGGAGGTAAATGATTGTCAAGAGTAATTGAAATTGGTGTAACAAACGAATGTCAGGGTTGTGACTTAATGAAACTTAAAACATACAACCATGATATTCTGCCGTACTGCACTTTATTTAAAACATTCTTACAATTCAGAGAATATGAGAATGATGACTGGATTGTAAAGCCTTGTTATGAGTGTGTCGAATGTACAAATGGTGGCAATACTTATTATTTTGAAAATGGTGAGTTTAAAGAAAAGGAAGAATGACCTAATGAAACGCTCGTTTTAAAGTGAAAATACAGGTGCTTAGGTGGCTAATAAATACATATGTGATGGTGCGACTCCAGTTCCCCTATGCAAATATCGCGCGTATATTGCAGGGTAATAAACCCAGTGGTATTACTTGTTAGCTGGTTCGATTCCAGATGCCTGTATTTTCTTTTAATATAAACGAAAATCACTCCAAACTTTAATCTGTTTGGAGAATAATATATTGTATAGAAAATTACGAAAGGAGTAAGAGTTTGATGCATCGTAAAACTATAGTTTACTCCAATGTGATTATTGAAGATTTTAGGATTATATGATGGTATGTCAAACGGCATGATTACCTTTACGGAACTTGGCTTGGCAGACCAAATTGAAAGGTATGTATCTTTTGAGTATGATGTTAAGTCTGTTGGAAAGAGGGGGTGCTGGTGAGTTTGGTTTCCCGGCTTTAACAGCATCTCATAATTTTCCTATCATAGAACAGCGAGGAGATATTTTTAAAGCTGATTTTACAGAATTCAAAGGGTTTGATTACATACTTGCGGGATTCCCCTGCACCAAGTTCTCTATTGCTCAAAAAGTTGACAGAGAAACAAAACCTTATAGTGGCGAAGGTTGGGATATGTTTGAAAAAGCTTGGGAAGCCGTTCAGATAGCACAGCCGAAATTTTTCTTATTTGAAAATAATAAGTCTATGGCAACAGAAGTAAAAGAAGAGATTTCAAGAATCATAGGTTTTAACCCTATACTTATAAACTCAGCATTGGTTTCAGCTCAAACAAGACAAAGAATTTATTGGCTTGGCAAAAGAAACCCCGACGGCACATATAGTCAAGTTCATGTTGAACAGCCAGAAGATAGAGGCATTCTTTTGAAAGACGTGTTAGAACACGGCATTGTTGATAAAGAAAAGTCTTATGTGTTAAAACACCAGTGTGGAAACACGAGAGATTATTTTAAGAAACACCATACTCAAATTGTGTTTGAACCCGTAAGAGTAGGAGATATTGGTTCTGGTGCACAGGCTCACAGAGTTTACAGTTGTTATGGCAAATCCGTAACTATCAATAGTGGCGGTGGTGGACAGGGTGGCAAAACAGGTCTTTACTTTGTGCCCATTCCTGAAGAGTTGGTCAACGATATTTGCGACAAAGGATTAATATACGAAGTCAGAAATAACGAGATAGAAACTAAACACGGCGTATTCTATGTCAACTTGCCTGATGGATATTACTTGATTCGCAAACTTACGGTTAAAGAATGTATGAGATTACAGACAGTGCCGGAATGGTATGATTTCTCTGTTGTGAGCCAAACCGCCGCTTACGCAATGCTCGGTAATGGGTGGACGGTAGAGATTATCAAATACCTTATCAGCCACACTCTTGAACGGTAATTTTAATGTACTATATATAGTGTTAAATGATGATTTTAGCACTATATATAGACTAAAAATGCCAATAAAACCACGCTTTTAAGGAGACACGAGAAAGGAGAATTAACTTATATGAGGTGTAGAGATTGTGATTGTGCTAAAAAGGGTTACTTTAAGTCTAAGCCAGAAGAATATGTATGTACAGGCGTAAAAGAACCATTTGTCATTAGTAACTTTCCAGATGCAGAATGTACTGAATATAAAGATAAGAGAAATGTTCCTGTTAATGATGGTATCTATATGGAGTTATTTGCTATTAAAGATGGAGCAAGATACAATGCGAAAATTATTAATATGAAAGAGGCATCTGCTGTATTAACCAATAGTCTTATGGATGGCATTCGGAAATTATGGCAATAAAACAAGTCTTTTAAGAGGTGATAAATATTGTGTAATGAATGTTGGCAGACACCCTGCCATCCACGATGCCCCAATGCACCTGAACCTAAAGTTCGAGGGCATTGTGAACAGTGCGGCGAAGAATTAAGAGAAGATTATGATTACTATACAGATAATGACGATAATAAATTCTGCTCCGATGATTGTGCTTTAGAATATCACGGCATTAAGTCAAAAGAATGGGATTATGAAGAAGAGGAGTGGTAAAAATTAGCGAAGAAAGATGTGTAATGTGTGGCGAACCTATACCTGAAGGTAAAATGGTTTGCTATAAATGTGAAGGTGTAGAGCCGAGTTTTGATACGATAAAGGTTATGGTTTTACTGGACAAGATTACTGACATTAAAGATTTTGTGAATTTAGTTTCAAAATGCAGTGATGATGTAACAATCGGCTCTGGTAGGTTTGCAGTTGACGCTAAATCAATAATGGGCTTGTTTAGTTTAGATCTAACCAAACCATTGAAAGTAGAATTTTATGGCAATATACCTTACGAAGTTAAAGACGGTATGAAGAAATTTATTGTAAATTGAGGTGATAAACTCTGAAAACAATATTTAATTTTATTGCAGACGATTGGAAAAGAGTAAAAAATCATTGCCGGACTACGGATAATAAAGACTTTACAGAAAATGATGCAACAGACACTTTTAAGAAGAAATTGCTGATTTCAGAGCATTCTCCAATACGGCTTTTGGAGTTTGATTGGTCTTGGAAATCAATTTATTATTGGCTTAGTACAGAATGGTCAAGACATAAGTTTGAGAAATTTATAAGTAGTCAACGTGATGACCGCCTGATTGACAAAATTCCGAGAGGCAAAAAGCCTCAAGATGCGTTGGTAAATTTTGATGGGTACGCTAATATGCAGAATCTGATAGACGCTTGGCGTAAAAGATTATGTCGAGCTGCAACAGATGAGGCAAGAGAATTAGCCGAAGATTTCAAAACAGAACTACATAAAACACACCCTCTTGAGTCCGATGTTCTTGTCCCAAACTGTATATATCGTGCTGGTTGTCCTGAGTTTCATTGTTGTAGTTATATAGGCGGGTTTATAAAGTGGGCAAAAGATAACAACAAAGAAATTCCTTGGTTAGACATTCAGGGGAGATATGACTTATACAACGAATATTTTTATAGTACGAGGGAGGAAGATAGTTGAAGAAAATTTTTGTACTGAATGGTGTTGGCACATCCGGAAAGGGAGTGTTTGCTGACCATATAAACAAATACATACCAACCCTTAAATATTCAATAGTAGACCTTCCAAAAGAGGCAGCTAAAGTATTGGGTTGGGATGGTGGAAAGACCGAAAAAGACAGACGATTCCTAAGTGATGTTATGGATTTGTCAACAGAGTATAACGATGCACCATTTAAAGATGTGTTATCACTTGTAACAGATTTTAAGAACAACAAAGATTATGCCGAATACGAGGTTTTAATTATAGATATGAGAGACCCGAAAGATATTGCTCGTGCAGTTGAAACATTCGGAGCCGATACAATTCTCATCCGTAATCCTAAAGTTGAAAAAATTGAAAGCAATCACGCAGACCGAGACGTTGAAAATTATGAATATGAATACATAATTGAGAACGATGGAACGTTAGAACAATTGGATAAAGTAGCAAAACTTTTTGTTTGTGATGTGATTTGTGGAGAACATATCCCGGACAAACATAAGCCATTTACATTAACAGCAAGCAAATATTAATGAGGAGGTATTTATGAAGGATTTTTTCGTATATCTTGCCGGCGGAATGGGTAAGTTTGGCTAAGAAAATTTTGATGAGGGGAATAAGTGGCGAATTTATTGCAAAGATGCTCTTGAAAATTTTGATTGTGATTATATGGTTAGAGCTGTTAATCCAAATACATATTTTAATTTTTTAGACGAGCCTCCTAGATATAAAACACAGGCAGAAGTTATGAGAGTTGATTTGCATAAGCTTCGTAACTCAGATTTGGTTATTGTAAATTTTAATGATATGTATTCTCTTGGAACGCAATCAGAAATTGCAATTGCTTATGATAGAGGCATTCCTATTATTGGACTTGATGTTGATAGCCAAGAACTACACCCATGGCAAATCTGTATGACGGAACGCATTTTTAACGACATTGACGAAATGCTTGATTATATTCAAGACTTTTATCTTAGATAATGGAGAATAATTATATGGATGTAAAATTTAACTTTAATGAGTTCTATACGCAATTAACAGAAAACGAAAAACAACTGTGTGATTTATGCGGAGATTGGAACTTAGGAAATTGCGAAAAATGCGAACTCGTCTTAAAATTTACTTCCGATATTAAGAAAGGAGAAACTATATGAATATCGTGTTATACACAATCGGTTGTAAAAATTGTGACATCTTAGAAAAGAAACTCGAAGCCAAAAATATTAAATTTTTACGAGTTTCAGACGAAGAAACAATTAAAGCAAAAGGTTTTGGAGATTCATTTTTCCCGATACTTGATGTTGACGGAGTGGTGATGAATTATAAAACAGCAATTCAATGGGTAAATAATCAGTAGGAGGAAACATTATTGGAAATAAACATTAAGTTAAACAAGAATTTTACCACACAGTATAACAAATTACAGGCTGAGTACGGCACCGATATCGCAAATGTAAATGGCTTTGACGACGGTCAGTTAAGTTATACTGATTTTTTAGACAACTTCGTGGATGAAGATACTGTGGCTAATGTGAGTATCGATGGCAGTAGCAATGTCAAACATAAAGATGTTGTCACACTTGAAAAAGAGATGCCTAAACCACATCAGAAACTTATTGCCTTTAACAAAATCTACATAGAAATTCAAAAGAAGTATGGATTTAAAGCAGCAAACGAATGGTTGGAAGCAGAGTGGATTGGTCAGTTATACATGCACGATGCCAATACAACGACCATGAAGCATTATTGCTTTGCTTATGACTTAAAGGACTTGGCTGAAAAAGGTTTGTATTTTATGAAAGGTAGAAATGCTGAACCTGCACAACACTTGATTACATTTATAGATTTCATTAAGGAATACATCAATTATGCCAGCAACAGAAGCTCTGGTGCAGTCGGTCTTCCAAACTTAATCCCATATATGTTCTATTTTTGGAAGAAAGACATTGAAGAAAATTACTACTTAAGAAATCCTGAATACTATGCAAAGCAGCAGTTCCAGAGATTTATTTATGCAGTTAACCAGCCTTATGTTAGAGATGGTAGTCAGTGTGCATTCACAAATACATCCATTTTTGACAGACCTTATTTTGAAGCACTGTTTGGTGGAGCAGAATTCCCCGACGGAACATTTATGATCGACTACGAAGAAGAGATTATCGAATTCCAGAAATGGTATATGGAAGTTATGGCTGAAACCAGACATAAGAATATGTTTACGTTCCCGGTAAATACAATTAGTTTGTTAAGACAAGATGGCAAATTTGTTGATGAAGATTTTGCTAAGTGGGCTATCAAACATAATATGGAATGGTCTGATAGTAATCTCTTCATAGACTCTAGTGTAAACTCTTTATCTAATTGTTGTAGGCTTAAGAGCAATATAGAAAATCTTGGTTATTTCAACTCTATTGGTGGAACAGCATTAAAAGTTGGTTCTGTTAAAGTTTCAACAATAAACCTTGCAAGAATTGCACTCGATACTAAAGATGAAGACTCCTATATAGAAGAACTCAAAAAGAGAGTGTATCTTAATTTGATGGCTCTCGATTGTGTAAGACATATTATTAAACGAAATGTTGAAAAAGGTTTGCTCCCCAACTTTGAATACAATCTCGTTGATTTTGAACATCTATATAACACTGTAGGATTTATTGGAATATACGAGACAATGAAGAAGTTTAAGTATATTGAAGTTGATGAATTTGGGAACACCTTCTATACAAAGAAAGCCTCCGCTTTTGGCGAAAAGATTTTCAAAACCATCAGAGAAGTTGCGGATGAATTTATCAAAGAAAACAATTGCGACTATCAGATAAATACAGAGCAAATTCCGGGTGAATCGGCGGCTGCTAAGCTGATGAAAAAGGATAAGTTCTTTTATCCAAGAGCGAAGATTTATGACCTGCCTTTGTATGGCAATCAGTTTATTCCTTTAGGGATTAAAACAACCGGACAAGAAAGAGTGAGAATTGCGTCTGAATTTGATGGATATTGTTCTGGTGGTTCAATCCTACATTATAATATCGATGCTCCCTTTGACTCTTTTGAAAAGGCTTGGAAGATGGTTAACTATATTGCAGACCAAGGTGTTACTTACTTTGCCTTTAATATAAGAATTCAGGCTTGCGACAATAATCATGCTTTTTATGGAACGACCTGTCCTGTATGTGGGTTGCCAGCAACGGTTGAATTTACCCGAATCGTAGGTTTCTTTACAGCCGAGCCGACCTATTCTAAAGAAAGAAAAGAAGAATATCATCTTAGAGAATGGAAAGATATTAACGCAGAAGCTGAAAGGATTCAGTAATGAAGGTTAAAGGTCTTATAACCGAAGACTTTGTGAATTATAAAAAGGTATCTATGACGATAATGTTTCCGCACTGCACCTTTAAATGTGGTGCGGAGCATTGTCAAAATAGTCCCTTGGCAAAGTCAAAAACATACGACATAGACATTAATGAAACAATAGAAAAGTATCTAAACAACCCAATAACAGAAGCGGTTGTGATGCAGGGGCTAGAACCACTTGATTCTTGGTCAGAATTACTGATGTATATAGAGAAATTCAGGGCAAAGTCACAGGATGACATAGTGATATATACAGGATATAACAAAGAAGAAATTACAGATGAAATCAATATTTTAAAGCAATATAAAAATATAATAGTGAAATTCGGCAGGTTTTTGCCGGGGCAAGAAAAACATTATGATGAAATTTTAGGAGTATACTTGGCGTCAGATAATCAAGGAGCTGAAAAGATATCATAATATAAAATGAAATACGGATATATTTATAAAACCACAAATTTAATCAATGGTAAAATTTATATTGGTCAACATAAGGCAAATAAATTTGATCCTAAATATAAAGGTAGCGGTAGAGCCTTAAAGGGGGCTATCGCAAAATATGGTAAAGAAAATTTCGGAGTTGAAATGATAGATGACTCTGCAAATAACGCTGAAGAACTAAACAAACTAGAGATATATTACATACAAAAATACGATGCGAGAAATGCTGACATTGGCTATAACTTGCACTACGGTGGGAACGTTCAAAGCGGAGAAAACAATCCTATGTATGGAAAAAGTTTTAAAAAGACACCTGAAGCAATTGAGAAAACAAGACGAGCATTTTTAGGCAAACGTCTAACAATGGAGCAGCGTCAAAAAATATCAAACACAAGAAAACTACGTATTGCATCAGGAGATATTGCACCTTGGAACAAAGGGATTGCCATTGGTTCGCGACCTCCCGAAGCTATAGCAAAGAATTCACAAACAATGAAAGAAAAATGGAAAAACGACAAAAAATTTGTAGAAAAGATGATGCAGGTATACAAATCGAGAGTAGGGGAAAAACGTACCGACGAATTTCGTGAGAAACAAAGACAAAATGCCAAAGGAAACACCAACGTTAAGGGCTATAGATGGTACACAGATGGTAAAAATAATATTAGGTGCCCAGAGGGAAAACAACCTGATAATTATCACCTTGGTATGAGTGGAATACACCATAACCAATATACAAAACCAAAAGAAAGGATTAGTTAATAAATAATATGACGGTAAAAGTTGTAAAAGATTTTAATAAAGTAAATGAAATTAGGAAGAAGCTAAAAGAATCAGGCGGTTATTGTCCGTGTCGGTTAACAAAAAACGAAGATACAAAATGCCCCTGTAAAGAGTTCAGAAATCAAATTGAGGAAAGAAAATCTGGAGAATGCCATTGTGGTTTATATACTGTTTCTTTAGAGGATGAAAAACAATGAATTTGCTTACTGTGGATATGTTTGGCGTTAATAAGGCGGTTTATAACGAAATAGAAACGTTTCCAACAAAAAACGAAATATCATCTATGTCAAAAGCTGGGTATAAATTTTTTCTGGATGGCAAAAAAGTAACATACAAAAAGGTTATTGAAATTATAAAAGGAGAAGAAAACAATGGGAATGATTAATATTGACGTAAAATTTAAAAAACTTACAAATTCAGCACAAACCCCTACAAAAGGCAGTAAATATTCTGCCGGCTTTGACTTATCGGCAGATATCTCTGAAGAAATTCTAATCAGACCGAGAGAGACGGTTAAAATCCCTACAGGTTTGGCAATCGAGGTTCCAGATGGATATTTTGGTGCGATTGCTGCCAGAAGCGGACTTGCTACAAAAGAAGGATTAAGACCTGCAAATTGCATTGGTGTCGCAGATAGTGACTATAGAGGAGAATATATGGTTGCATTACATAATGATAGTGAAGTAACTAGGGTGGTAAAGCCTCAGCAAAGAATTGCACAATTAATAATTATTCCGTACTTAATGTGTAATTTAGTCGAAACAGATGATTTATCAGATTCGCAAAGAGGCGCCAGCGGATTTGGAAGTACCGGCAAATAAAACAGGAGAAAATATTATGGAAGAAGTAATGATGACAATTAAAGACGTAGCACAATTTTTACAAATTAGTGAAAGGTCAGCACATTCATTTGTTCATAATAAAAATTTCGATGGTTTATTTTATATCGGAAGAAGTGTTAGAATTTCGAAAAATAAACTGTTAGACTACATACAAAGCAATCTCGAATATCGAGTTTAAATATTAAGCAAAAAAACACCAACTCTGTTGACTACATAACGATTTTATGTTATTATTTATATGTGGTTTATAGAGTTGGTTTTGCCATTATAGAATGGAGGATAATTATGGCAAGAAGAACCAACGGAGAAGGTACTATCAGAAAAAGAGGAGATAATAGATGGGAGGGCAGATATTTCGATCCTGTGTTAGACAAACAGAGAAGCGTTTATGGGAAAACTCAAAAAGAGGTTAGAGAAAAACTAAAAAGTAAACTTAGAGACCTAGATGGTGGCTTAAACTCCATTGGAGAAAAAACCACCGTTGGTGAGTGGTTAGACATTTGGATTAAATCATATAACTCTAACATAAAACCTTTAACTATTGATTCGTATACTGCTATTATAAAGAATCATATCAAGCCAATAATAGGGAATATTGTACTACAACGACTAGAAACATACAATATTCAAACTATGTATAACGACTTAATAGATAAAGAAAATGGGAAAGGGTTGTCTGTGAAAACATTACGAAACGTACATGGTGTCGTACACAAATCAATGGAACAGGCTTTTAAATTAAACTACATTAAGCGCAACCCAGTAAACGCATGCGTTATTCCACAATATCATAAAAAAGAAATTGTTCCTATGGGTAGCGATACAGTAAAGATGTTTATAAAAGAAATTAAAGCAGACGAGTTCTCCGATGTGTATTTTGTGACACTGTTTACCGGCTTAAGACAAGGAGAGGTATTAGGTCTAAAATGGGATTGTATTGATTTTAAAACTGGAGCCATAACGATTAAAACACAATTGCAAAAGAGAAAGGGAAAGGGTTCTCAATATTATTTGACTTCGCCTAAAAATAAAAAAAGCAGGATTATATTTCCTGCACAAACCGTATTAGATGTTTTGAGCCAAGTTAAAAAGCGACAAGAGCAATTAAAAAAACTCTCAGGAGAAAATTGGAACACAGACCCAACGTGGGACAATTTAGTTTTTACAAATGAAAATGGCAGATATTTAATTCCACATACCGTATACAATCATTATAAAAAAATTGTTAGAAGAATGGAAGAACAAC